TCTTCATCTATATTTCTTATACTCAATCTTATCACAAATAATAATTTCTGTATTATATTATTATATAATCTTCCCTTGTTATCTATCGGATTATTATATATAAATATTATATTGCATACCAAATTATTGAATTTTAAATCACTATATAATTTCTTTCCAAAATTTTCATCCAAATTTAAAAAATATAATACATCCGTATAATCTATCACATCTAATAATATATTACACTTCCTTGAACACATAAACGTCCAACATGATATTTTTTTTACTCTCTTATTCTTATATATCTCTATTATCTCTTCTATGTATTTTATATATTTCTTATTATTATTTATTATATACTCCATCATAAATATCTTTAATATTATATTCAACCAATTCGTATGTAATGATAACTCTATATAATGTCTCTCTATTATATTCACTATCCACCTGTTATTCTTTATATTATTATATAACTCCTCATTATTATAATATTGTATATTCCTGAATTTTGATAAATAATATATACACGCATTATGCCACATCTTATTTATATAACTACTCTTTATTAAATCCTCTAAATTTAACATCTCACATATATTTATTAAACCGTGTTTTTGTATATTATTTATATTTAATATCTTCATATAACACTCATTACATACTAAACTCTTATCATCTATTCCATTATAATATTTTATCAAATTACTTATACTCTGTCTATATGTATTCGGCTGTTCCGGTATCTTAAATATATCTTTCGGTATTAACACATATTTATTACAACACTGATAACAATATACTCCACCACACGCTCTACAATGATGCTTCCTATAATAAAATGAAAATACTAATTCACACGTCTTCATCTGACATTTTAATATTAAATTATCATCTATCCAATTATTATTATTCGGCGGATATATCTTATTTATATATGATGTTATATAATCCTTTTCCGGTGGACTTGAATATATATTTGTCTCCTCTTTCTCCTTTTTTAACTCATTTTGCTTTTTAATCTGTAAATTATTACTCTTGTTTATATATATCGAATAATCCATTATTATATATTATCTATATTAAAATTTTATTTTAATTTTTCACCTATCACTCTTTGAAGTCTTCGGTGTTGTTTTGGGAATGCAGAAACAAAGAATAAATTAATAATAAATTTTGACGCAAAATCTCTTTATAAGATATTTAAGCAATGATAATAAGTTTTATAAAGAGATTTTGCGCCAGAATATAATCATAATAAAAATTGATTTTTAAATATAATAGTAATAAAAATATGATAAATGGATATAATAAAGTCAGTATCAATAGATAATAATATTAAGTTTGTTTCAATATTTTCAAATAGTGAAATGAGTAATTTTGAGAAGTTAATAAATTTCATATTATATAATTATGACAAGATAGAATATAAACATGAGATAAAGAGATATTATATAAATCCATTATATAAAAACATAAGGAATATAGAGGAAGTAAAAATAATAAATATAAATCCAGAATATAATGATTATTATACATATAATTTTGAAATTATGAATTTAATTAATAAATATAATATAAAAATTTTTAATTATTATGTATTTTCAAATAAGATAAGTATTAAATTTGATTTACCAAAGTTGCAAATAAAATTTATATTTAGAAAATCATCTGAAATTTTTTATCTTAAACTAAAAATAAAAACAATATCAGAAATAGAAATAGATAAATTAGATATTTTTGATAATATGTATTATACAGAAGATATTATTAGAAATTATATAAATATATATAAAATAAAAATATTATTTGATATAAGAAAAATTAAAAATATAAATAATATGATGATGTATTTAATATTTATATATCTAAATAATTTATGTTTATAAAAAATTAAATTTCAAATCTTGCTCTTTTTATAATTTTATTAGTACCAGTAAAACCAGCTATTTTACAAATAAGAACATCAAAAACTCTTTTACCAGTAATAGAAATTGGTGTATCTAATAAATTTTTATTTATTAATTCAGTAAAAATATTAAAATTATTATTTTCAATAATATTTTTATTTTTAAATATATCATCAATTTTAGAACCATTAGATTTTAATTTAATTCCTTTTTTTTCAATATTTGGAATACTATCAATAATTTCAAATTTATCATTTAATTTAATCCATAATGCTTTTTTTACAAGTGAATTAAATAATTCGGCAGTTTTTGGTAAATTATAATTATTATCAATAAATTCAGTTTTATAATCGCCTTTTTCATTTTTCATATGAACTAAAATGGTAAATAAAACACTATCAACATCTAAATCATTATGATTAAAAATAATTAAAGTATATCCATCTTTATCAGCAGGAATACTTAAGGAGCCATTACCAGTTTGATTTTTTAATTCTAAATATTTTTGTTTATATTTTAAATATTTATCAAAATAAATATCTTGCATATATAATAAAAAGAGAAAATAAATAAAAATTAAGAAATAATAGCTAAATTTCTAGGAGTATTATAAAGAGAAACAAATGGTATAATATCAATATTTTTATTTAAATTTTTGGTTAAATATAAAGTATAATCTAAAATAATTAAGAATTCCAATAATTTTTTAAGTGGTTCTAATATATAATATTCTTGATAAGAGATATTATTAAGAATATTAATAGTTTTAGTATGTAAATTATCAATAATATTTTTATAATTTATATAATTTATATTAGTAATAAAAAAGTTTTTATTAGAGAATAAAGTATTCCAAAATAATTCTTCATTATGATAATCATAATTAGAAAAGAATTCATCAGGAATAGAAATATATTTATAATCAGAAAATTGATAAATATCTAAATGTTTATAATGTTGTAAATCAATAATATTATTAGTAATAAGATAATGATAAAAGAGATTAGATTTAATTTTAAGATATCTTTTGAATAAATATTTTTGACATTTATGATGACTAGAACCTTTAGGAGTAATAACAATAGATTTAAGTAATTGATAAGGAATCTCGATATTAAAATTAAAGAATTTATATTTAATATCATTCATTTTAATAGATTTAGACATATGTTTATCATAACAACAAGGAACTATTATAAAATTACCCATAAATTTATTTTCAACTATAGATTTAATAATATTTCTATGTAATTCACCACAACAATGTAATCCAGTTATTAATTTATTATTATTATTATTATTATTAAAATAATTAAAAATATTATGAGATAATAAATCAGAATGGATAAAGGAATAAATAATTTTGTTATAATTTTTCATCATATTATAATTATAATTTAATAAATCTTGATTGATATCATAACCGAATAAATCTTTATTAAATTTAATAGAGATTTCTTTACCTAAAAAAGTTCTACCACAACATAATTCGTGAATTTCGTTAAAATTATAATTTTTATTTTTAATAATATCAATAATACTGTTAACTTGTATTTGTTTTCCTGATTTATTACTATTAATATTATTATTATTATAATATTCTAGATAATATAAATAACAAGAAATAAGAGGATATAAATCATTATTTGGAGTAATAAGATTATAAAGAGAATTATCTTTATTAATAATATATTTATTATATTCAAAAGAAGATTCTCTTTCTAGATGATTAATAATAGAATCATAAAAAGGGAGATTATAAATATTATTATATTTTTGAATATATTTGTTAATAATTAAAAATATATCATTAAAATGAATAGAATAAATATTATGAATATTCATTATAAATTTAATATATTAATACTAATATATTAAATAAAAATCAAATTTTTTAAACATGATAGAAAACAGAAGATTTATCTTTATCATCTTTATCTAAAACTAATAATTCTTTAAGAGTACAACCAACTGGTTTCATATTAGTAGGTCCAGAATAAATTTTACCTAAATAATGTCCACATAAATCAAAAATATAATTTTGATCAACATCTTCACCAAAACATAATCCCTTATTTGGATTACTAATCATCCAAGATAAACCACTTAATAAACCAGCCATAACTTGAATAATAGTTGGAGTAAAATATTCATCTTTTAAAATATTTTTAGTATAATCAGTATCTAAAATAGTACCACACCACCAAGAAAATAAATTATTTTCACCAGTAAAAGGATCACATTCTAAAATAAAATGTGCACCTACATTATCATTTCCATTTAAATCGTGTTCATACATATTCATAACAACCCAATTATCTCTTTGTGATGTAATTTCTTTAAGTTCTTTAGTAGGAAGAGATAAATATCTTTCTGTCAATTCATTGGTTTTATAAACATAATGCATAGTAGGAGAATAAGAATGAGTAGATAAATATCGTCTTAAAGAACATCCCTCGCCGTGATGGATTACCCTGCCTGTCATATTAGTAAAAGATACAGTATTATCTTTATTAATCTTAAGAGGAACAATAGATTTACATAAAAGATCTTTACCTTTTTTAGAAGTCAAAAGCATATCAGTCATATTACAAGTAAATTCTGATTCTAAAAAGGGGATATGTTTTTCGTGTTTACCCAGAACAATTTCGGCGGGTTCATCGCCTTCGTCAACAAGACCGATACAAGACCAAGTATTATAAATTTTTTTATCTAAATTTAATTTTTTATTAGATTTAAGAGTATCAATTTCGGAACAATGTATAACTCTAATTTTTAGAGCTTCAGCAAGATATTTATAAATAGTATTATCTTTTTTATGTTTATATTTTTTAAGAATAGATTCTAATTCTGATTTTAATTTTTTATCAGACGATTTTTTAATAACTTGATTAGCTAAATCCATAATTCCTTTTTTAGTAAAAGAAGAAATCAAACCAGGATTCATTCCATATTCAATTAATGATGTTCTATTTCCAAATTCTTTTGTAATATTAAAAATATCAAATAAATGTAATTGTTGTTGATTAATACTAGTTGGTGTATTATCATAATAATCTTCAATTGAAGTATTAATATAAAAAACACCATTTAATCTACATAATTTAAAAATTATATAAGTTGGAGTTCTAGTAGATAAATCAATAATAATATCATCTTCACCAAGAGAGAATTTTTTAAAAATAACTTCTTCAGGATTTTCGTAAGTTATAGTAATATTATGGAAATGGGCGCCTTTTTTAATAAGTTCTTGAACAGTTGGGAAGTTTTGTTCATCATTAATCATTTCGATGATATGGATGTTTTCGTATCTAAAATCAAAAAATTGATTAAAATAATGAAGACAAGCTTTAGAAACAGCGCCACAACCTAAAAATAAAAT